CAAATACAACTTTTTATCAGTAGTTGTAGTTGACACAAATTGATAATAGTCAGTGTTTATGGTACATTTTGACACATGGTGTTACAGGTTGATACGCACTAATAGTAAAATGGATTCAGAATTGCTACGATTCTTGCTACGATTGCATTTCACTTATAATTATTAAGGTATATAATTTATGTAACGAAAGTGGGGAAGTTTTATGGCAATAGTTGATCGTACTTCGGAAGTCGATGTTTCTTACGCACCCGAAAGTGTTTATCTAGCACTATTTAATTGTGATTGGGAAAATAATAAATTTAGTATGGATAGTTTTGATGATACAACTAGGACAATATTTTTGAAGTCAGGTGCTAGTATGAAATCATGGGGTGAAAATATTACTGTTTCTGTTCATAAAAATAATGATACTTCGAAAGTTGTATTTCTATCAACGCCCAAGACAGGAATATTATTTGGCGGTTTATTCGATATGGGTAAAAATAGAGAAAACATTAGATTGATTATGTCGTTACTTTCAGAACAACTTGAACATTATGAAACAGTGAGTATTGCACCTAAAAACGATAATGTTGATGCTGTGGATCAAATTAAAAAATATGCAGAATTAAGAGATTTGAAAATTATCACACAAGAAGAATTTGAAAAGAAGAAATCACAATTATTAAGTTTGTAACTTACTCTAAACTACTCTCATTTACTCTAAACGATAGTAGTTTTTTTGTGCCATTTACCCACGTATTTCGTTCATAGTCTAAATACTTTCTGATTTCACAATCTGTTTCGACTATACTTTACCCATGTCTGTAACTCATGTGTAAGTTCTGTGCATTTTTTACACATAAGTACACTCTCACTAAACTTATTTCGATTTATGCGCACACAAGTACAATTGTAAGTGTCAAGTTTATTTCAAATTTACTTGACATAATAGCAACTCAAATTGATTGCTATACCGAATAGCAACTGATAACGGTTGCGCTCATTTAAACACGCTACAACGATTATTTACACAGATAGGCATAGTTATCAAGTTTATCTGTAATCACGCTGTAACGGTCTGTAAATCGCTCACCGTTGATTCTAACGCTTGCTAATGGTACAAGTTTACAAATAAAAAAGGCAATACCGAAGTACTGCCTAATTAACTATTTTATAGGGTTTTTCAACTACTATTTACCCTATTATTTAGGGTTATTTAGCGATTAAATTAATTAATAACATAATTGTACCAACTACAACGGCACTAACAGTTCCTGCAATCCATGCAACAACTTTACTGGATGAACTATCCTTACCCGCATTTTCATAGTTGGCTTTCTCTAACACCTCAAATCGAGTGTTATGTGTCGTAACAATCTGCGCCAATTGGTCGGCGATTGTCTTTGCTGTTTGAGCGACTAATACACGCAGAACTTCGGCGGATTCGCTTACTTGCTTCGCTAAGACTTCGGCTTGTTTACTTGCCTTTTCGTTAGCCGTTGCCACCGCAAGGGTATCGACCTCTCGAAGTTCATTAAGCCGAGCTGTTTCAAGCGCTCTCTCTCGTTGGATGGAATCAATATATATCTTTAACTTTTCATCATTACTTTTCTGATTTACGCTCACTAACTCCTCAATATACTTCGTAGCATTTCCGACTAAGCGCAAAACATTAGCCGACGGATCCCCAACTCCATTCTCTACTTGATTTACTTTTACCATTACCCCACCCTGCTAACTTTTATCGCCACAGCTTCGATTGCCAGTGATTTGCCAGTTGTACCAATCGTTACATCTTTACCTGTTTGGATAGGTTGCCAACTAATGTTAGCAATATGTGCCTGTGCTTCAACCGTATACCCTTCATCTGCGAGTATCTCGATTGCTTCAAGTCTAAGTCCGCGGCCCTTGCTACCTGACCATGAATCACGCACGAACGGTGACCAACCGATATTCTGACAGTGAGTACGATAGGTACAGTGACCATGAATGATGATTGCTTCCAGTCGTTTAGATTCTCCGACCGTACCACTAATTTGCCAATCTTTTGCAACAGGTGAATCGCCGATATTTTGGATATGAGTTTGATAGGTTGTCTGTGGTTCTGACCATGTTTTCCAGTTATAGCTACCACCATTCCTGATAATCGTTCCATTCATGAAGAATACATCCACCGGACTAATCTCATTTATCATTTCGTAAACTCTGTAAATATTCATCGTAATGGCTGCACCTTCGATATGACCGATTCCTACGCCCATGTGCGAGTGATTACCAGTAGTGAAACCTTTCGTTCCTTCATTGGCAATTCGTTCACCCTGTGCGTACACATGATTCAATACAATGTCTGATGTGTCATTATCGTGGATGAAACGGAATGTCAGATGCCGTAACTTTCCATCTGCGCATACGACTGGTTTTACTGTTTGAAAGTTGACACCATTAACGCCATCGATCGTTACTACATCTTTACTCGAACATTTAACTGTGCAAGGCGCATAGACATTATCAATGCCCGAATCTTCACCTGCGTTGTCGAGTGATTCTGCACCCTTATGAGTAAACTTATCATTCATAAACTGAGATCCGTTCAAGGTCTTCATAGGGAATAAGCATATCTCATTCCCTAGAAGGTCTGTTAACTTCTGTCCCTGAATCATTTGACTTCTTCTTTTGCCACTTCAACAATCGGAGTACCTTCTACGATAACAGGTACGGTATCGGTAACTTTATAATTAGCATAGAAATTGTTGACCGTAGATTCAATCAGAACATTTAACTCGACTTCGCTAACAACTAAACCTTTTTCGTTTAGCCATTTCAATGCCGTAACCTTCGCAAGTTCTAACTTCTCTGCGCTACCTAATGCCTTACCGACTTGCTCAACATACGATACCGTTGATTCGACAATCTTGCGAACTTTGGTATCCGTCTGACTTGATTCCATACTCGCTAAATATGCTTTGGCTTGTAGTCCTAGCCATGATGCTAATGTAGTTAGTAAGATACCTGCAATAGCGATAAGCGAAGGCGTTAATTCTTTTAATAGTTCATTCATTTTTGTTTCTCTCTTTCGTTATAATTCTTAATCTGCATAATGTTTAGCGTATACACTGAATTGTGTATCTGCTATTTGTAAATAACCTTGTGTCTGTGGATGTGTTGCTTCAACTGGCAATAATTCTGTTTGTGTAGCTCTAGGATTTACAGGTGTTACAGTCTGACCAAAGTTATTATCTCTATCCATTTCTAAAGCTATGGGAGTAAAGTATAACTTGGTGTAACCACTTAGCAGACTATACAACCTATCCATTAGAGCAAATACCTTTTTATCTTCGCATAACTCAAAAGCACCTTGATTTACTGTATAACCATCGGAACCAGTTTGTACTCCTAAACCATCTTGGTTTCCTCTGTATAAAGTAAATACAATTGATATAGGTATGTTTGCATCATCTTGTCTGATATAATCTACCATTTGTTTAATGTTATTCGCATTAATTGTGGGGTCTAATTCTATACCATTTATACCTAACCAAATTTGAATTGCATTAGGTACAATAGATGTATTTGTTTTATAATAATTCCAATTAAAACGAGTACCATCCCAAAATGGGTTTACTCCTTCACTTTCAAAGGTATAACTGACACCACTTAAATAATTTGCTGCCGACCATCCACTCCTGCCTTCATGTTTTTCTCCAGTAACCAATCCCCTTGTACCGACAAAGTTAATTTTACTGGCAGACAAACTTCTGACTTCCCCCATCCAAGGTTTAGGGGTTGATGTAGTATTTACTAAACTATCGCCTATTGTTAAAATATTTTTAGTTGTAGATAGTACATTGGACACGACCTTGACTGTGCTTGTGGCAACTTTAACCAATTGCATATTATTATCGTAAACATTCAATGTTAAAGGGTATTCACCTATCGTTACTCCGGTAACACTAAATTTTCTTTTCATACTATGGCCTACTTGGCATACCCATTGAAAATGATAATTGTTGATATTTCCACACCATGAAACAAGCTTATTGTATAGTTCGATTGTTCTTCCTACTGCAACACATATTTCAGAAGGCAGAAACAATAACAAACTATCGGTCGTAATACTAATGTCGTTTAGCAAACTACTAGGTATTACTTTTTTATATGCTTCGTATGTAGTTGTTGCAATACCTTTTTCAACTTGAAATACATCAGGCAATTTTGTAGAGAATCGTGCATATTTTGCATTCGATGGAGTAAGACAAGTTTTATTTTCAGCAGTTCCACCACCTGTTATACCTGATATATAAGTTTTATTTATATCGTAAAAAGCCATTTGGCCAAAATAATTGTAAGCATAATTACTACTAGAATCTACTGCAATATAATCACTAACCCAATAGGAAGCATTTGTAATCAATAGCCCTGTGGTACTATCCACATATTTGCCAACTGTCATTAGTGATTTATCAAATAAGTTTTTACCTGTAACTAAAAAATCAAATTTAGTTGAAGGAATTGTTTTATCTCCCAGCGATTGGCCACTCATAGTAAGTTTATAAGTTTCATAAACAGTCGCTACGGATCCTAATTCAAATTGTTCAATGTTTAAATTTGCTGTTGCTAAGGAAACTCTAGCAAATACGGCACCTATTGGTGATGTAATGTTGGCTGTTGGATATAAACCACTGATATATACTTTACTATTATTGTAAAAAGCAATTCTTTCATTTGCATCACCCGATAAGACATATTGTGTACTTGGCAAAATCGGCATATAATCACTCGCAGATTTTAGTGAACTAGCTGCTAAATTACCTGTTGTATTATCAACATAATATCCACCAGTTACTTTTGACTTATCAAATATGTTTTTACCGATCAGTGAAAAGAATGAGGTCATTTTTTCTGCTATACTACCATCCACTATTCCAGTTGTTTGATAAGTGCCACCTACTACCCACGCAGAACCCGACCAGTAATACCACTTACCATCTGCGGTAACTACATATACTCCTGTCGTTCCTGTCGGAAACGCTGCTTGAAGTAATGCAAGTGTGGCATAGACGCCTTTCGGAGATCCACTGTCACCTTTTAAACTTGCGATGAACTGTGCTTCAGTCCCAGTGTTTCCAAGTGCTAACCATTCATCATAAGCAGATAGCCCTGTGAAACAGTTTTTGAGCGACGCAACTGTTACTTTTTTAGTATCAGATGTATCTTGAACAATCATCAGGTCAGTATCTGCCAATGTTGTTTTTTCAATTAATTCAGAAATTCTTACATCTGCCATCACTCATCACCTGCTTTCTTTTTCAATTCTTCTAACTCTGCAACCACTAAGTCATATTGATATTTCAATTCGTGAAAGTTTACTTCCATTTGTGCCTTAGCGATTGCTAGTTGATTAATGATATAGTCTTTTTGTTCCATGTTTCTCCTTTATAGTGCCTGTAAATATCCAGTCGATGATTCACGAGTAATGTTGTATAGTGTTCCACCGAAAGCCATTCTTACTAGTGCTGCGAAACTTGCTTGTCCGTTGGCAATAAATTCTCCACTTCCTGAAACAATCAATGATCCTTGTACTTGTAAACTTCCATTGAGCCCCATTACACTGGTTCCGCCGTAATTGAATAAATAAGCACCACTTCCGACATATATTCTTCCGTTAGCAGAATCAAGTGTCATGTTACCACTTGACAGAGATCCGTTATCAATATCCCAACCACCGATTGAACCACCATAAGCATCTAAATCACCTGCGTGTACTTTACCATTTGATTCAACAAGGAATTTTGCATCTGTACTTAGGTAGCCGTTGGCACCGTTCGTTTCTCCTGCCCATATGACATATTGATTCGGTTGAGCAATCGAGATGCCAACGCCTATGGCATATAACTTTGTAGGCGCAATATCGAAACCACCCATTTTTCCAGCGATTGATTCAACGCTTCCATCTAGATTGATCTTGAAATAATCGTTAGCCGTAACTATACCTTCCAGCGTGATGTTATTAGCAATTATTTTTGCACCTTCTGTCGATAAGTTAATCTGATTGATAATGTTGTCTTTGTCAACTTTTAGTGCAATCGTGCCAGCAATATCGTCAACCATGATAGATGCTTTTCGAACGGCTGTTGCTACTGCACTTGCGGTGATTGAACTGTAAAAATTCTTAACAGTTGGGCGATAATTGCCGAATTCCAATGTCAATAACTGATCAGTTAAGTTATTGTGAGTGTATGACATAACAGTAGTAAGAACGGTAAATTGTCGAGCGTTTACTTGAATCGTATCGCCGATCATTGTCCCTTTTCGATCGAATGTTTTTAATGCTAACCCATTCAATTTTGTAATGATGTTCAAACCGTTCATCGTAACAATGTTACTTGACCCTTTTGGTGAACTATCAATGTCTGATGAAACTTTATAGTTGACCTTAGGGAACTTGTTTAAATCAATATATGCTTGTGCAAGTGCGCCCAATTCAGTTACATCTTCGGTATCGAACGTCACTACTTTCGTGTATGGTTTATCGTATTGAACATCTGACGATAACCATTCGCCGGATATAAGAAGTCCGTTTTTACCAATGGGTTTTATCTTCGTGCAAACACTCGACCAATCAGATGAGTATGTTGCACTTTCAAGATTCTTAGCATAGGCGATAACTGCTTGACGATCTTCGCCAATTGTTGATGTGATTCGAACTTCAAACCCATTAAAATCAAGATAGCCACCGTATTCGGTCGCAAGTAACACAAGCGCATCTAAGACAGTCATATTGACCATTGGAACTGTCAAATGAGTGAGTATGTCTGATAATGCGGTGTAATTAGCAACAGGCGTAGAATGGCTTAAAACGAACGCAATGGCATCTTGGCAAGTTAGGTCTGTCAGTGTTGCGTTGATCGTATAATTCGCTAGATCATACCCAATATGTCTTGCCTTAAAAGTGATCGTATTTGCGACGATCGGATTCATTACTCTGAATGGTTGATCGCCGTACTTAGTTGATACAACCAGTATTGAATCGTTGACCACAAGTGAAACATAAGTGAGTGGCAATTCAACGCTAATAAACCAGTCTTCATTTAGTGTCTTTGTTTCGATACATTTAAGCGCATTTAAAATTTTTTCACCATTTGAAGTGAAAACTGTATCGCTTGAAAGAAATAGTTTCATCATAAAAACATAGTCCGTTTCGTAACCACTAATTCAGTTAATGTGCCGGTCCATGAAATAGCGTTGGCACCGACTAATAACTTTGGAAACTCACCTGTCATCTTGCGATTTTTATAAACTGTTCCGTAGTAGGCTTCTTGTTTGAATTCGCCATTTAGATAACTTCCACAGTCGATATAAACATAAGGTGTATCGAATATATAAGTAAAAGATTGGCTACCGATTGTAAGTACTACTATTCCTGCACCTGTCAATTTTAACAGTGGCATTGAATCAACTTTACCAGCGTTTGTTATTGAACCTGATGATGTTAGTGTAATGTCTGATTCGGAAAGTAGATAACGAAACGGATCCTGAACATAGAACTCTACTTTTGCCTTTTTAAATCGTAATAGTTTTTCATAATCTATATCATTTAGTACTCTTACATTACGATATTTCAACTGATCATCAGAACACAAAAGAACGCCTGTTCCATCTAACCATGCGATAATTGCATCAATGTCTGCGTTCTTAGTTACTCCGATAACAGCTTTGATAATATACGGTGCATAGCCATATTCTGTGACCGATGCACCGGCTTTACCATCAATTAATTTTATCTCACTTCTGCGTTGTGGCTTCTGAAAATTATTCATTGATTCTACGATTACACCCATCGATGTAGAAGTAATTCCTTTGAATGTGAAATACATTTACATCGCCCCTTTCACAATTCGAGTATCAACAAATGATCCAACTCTATCGCCATCTAAATAGATAGCAAAATTCTTTAATTCATCGTGTACGGCTCGTGCGGTATCTTCGGCACTTGACATTCTATCAAGCCCTAATAGACTTGGTAATTGTGAGATAGGAAGCACACCTTCTGCACCTGCTTCACCCACTAAATCGCCACTAGGGAATAATCTTGGCTTTGT